TCTGTCCCTCTGATGGTTTGCTCCAATGTCCGCTGCTCCCAGCACTCCCCATCTCGCATCAAACCCCATTGAGGCCAGGTCTCCGAGAACTCTTCCAAGTCCCCGAGAAGTGAGCATTGGTGAGTTCTCCACAAAGACGAATCGTGGTCGTACTTCACGAATGACCCGTGCCATTTCTCGCCACATTCCGCTTCGCTCGCCATCAATTCCTGCGCCTTTTCCTGCTGCTGAAATGTCCTGGCATGGAAAGCCTCCCGAAACGACATCAACAATGCCTCGCCACGGTCTGCCGTCAAAGGTTTGAATGTCATCCCAAATCGGGAAAGGCGGGAGAAGTCCGTCATTTTGTCGGGCGGCAAGTACGCAAGCTGCGTATGGCTCCCACTCAACTGCACAGACGGTTTGCCATCCAAGGAGCTTTCCTCCAAGGATTCCACCTCCTGCTCCTGCGAAGAGTGCAAGCTCTCGTAAAGGGCTTTTGATATCAACCACATTACCGCCTCAGAATTGTTTGGAGTTGCTGACGAATCTCAAGCGGGATCTGCTCTCGCTTCTTACGGTCCTCGTCCAACTTAACCAGCGCAGGATCTCGCTCAGGACGGCTTGGGACGGTGAGCTGTGTTCCGGGCTTCATCTTTTGATTCCGAACCCAGTTGCGCCAGGTCGCATCCCAGTCCAACTTCACGCCCTTCTGACCCGCTTGGGCGATCCAGTAGTCCTTGAAGGAAGCAAACACCTCTTTCGCGTTTAGATCTGGCCTCTCGTCTTTGCAGAAGCTCCACCACTCCGGAGTGAGATAAGCCTGTGGATCAAAGCGCGTTCCGCGCTTAACCTTTGGTTTATGGTTAGTGGTTAGTGGTTGTTGGTTAGTGGTTAGTTGAACATCAGTTGCACACTCGTTCAACACCTGTTCAACACCTGTTGAACTGTTGTTCTTCCTGCGTTCAGCAGATGCTCTACCGGCGTTGGACTTTTTCTCCAAAAACGCTCGGTATTCAGCGATCTCTTGGTCACATCTCGTTTGATGCCAGCCATCTTCTTCAAGTGTGAAAAAGCTGTGGAGAAGTAGCTCGACTTCTTCCTGACTGATCCCAAGTTGAAACGCTAGGACCTTCGGGTTGTTTTGCAGCGGTTTTTCGCTGTCGTAGTACATCCAGAGCAGCCGAAGATAGGCCATTGCCTGGGCATCAGAAAGGCGCGAGGTGGCCTTGATGAAGTCACCGATGTGGTGCTGGTAGTAATGCATCTCAACTCCAACATCCCCCTAAAGGAAACCAACGGCAGGCGGGAGGAGTTCGCTTTTCGGGAGGCTCATGACTTCCTCCCTAGCCGGGTTTCGCAACACTTTACATCAGTTGCAAGTGGTCGTGCAAGTCCTGTACGGCTCTTGGCCGTGGCAGCAGGTCGTGCAAGTAATGATCTTGCCGTTGACGATCATTGTGTGAGTCGTGCAAGCAGCATGGGCATTCGCCCCCAGAAGAAGCAGGGAGCAGATCACAGCGAGTTTTTTCATTCTTTCACCTCAAACCATTCAGGACGCAGCTCTTTGAGTTGGAGAAGCCGAAGCTGCGGGACGGCCTTCCATTGGTAGATAGCAGGTGGTTTGATCCCTAGCAACTTCGCCAGAGCCGTAACACCACCGGCCTTCTGGATCAGGTCTTTCTTGTCCATGTCTTTCCTTGGGTGGGGCCAGCTCTCATAAAGCAGAGTGGCTGCCTGCTGATAATTCGTGATACCAGGCCGCACGGAGCTAACCCGTTCCTGGCCCCGCTTAAGTGTAAGCGAGGTTTACATAAGGGAACTTAGGGAAAGTCCTAGTTCTCATGCCCATAAGACCGCTTATAGTCACACCCATGCCGCTATTTCGCGGTCTCTGGAGCGACAAATGAAGATCCTTCCCTGCAATCGGTGCCAGCACTACATCCATTCAGAGAGAGAGCCGTCAGCGTTCTCTCAGTGCGGCCACCCAGACACCCAAAAGATCGACTTCGTGACGGGGCAGACCAATCCCATGTTCTGCACCACCGTCCGAGCACTTCATGGCCGATGCGGTCCTGAAGGAAAGCTGTGGGCCTACGACGATGCCTTTCCTCCTTCTGAGGAGTGCGAGACCATCGTTTGGAACAAGCTCACAGAAGCTGATCCTCCTGAAGAGATTGGGCTTCTCCTTTACTACAAAGGTGAGGTGTTTTGGGGTGACTGGGATGGTGAGGCCTTCCGTGATGCCTACACCGGCCTTGTCGAGTCAGCCGATTACTGGGCAGTCGTGAAAGGACCGCAATGAGATACGCATACCGTCCCCGCGAGGAAGAGATCGAAGCTCGCCGTTCTGGAGCAATGGATGTGCTCTTTGCCATCTTCCTCGGTCTCTGTGGTGCAACCTTCTTTTTCTTCTTCCTATGATCGTCTACAAAGCAATCAACGCAGTCCAGGCTGAACTGGCTTCCATCGGCATCACCAAGAGCCGCAGAAACCCCCAAGGCAACGGATACAACTTCCGAGGCATTGATGATGTCTACAACACCATCTCTCCGCTTCTGGCGAAGCATGGTCTGTGTATCCTGCCTCGAGTGCTCTCACGACAGTGTGTGGAGCGCAAGTCAAACAACGGTGGGAATCTGTTCTTCATCACCGTAGAGATGGAGTTTGATCTGGTCTCTTCTGAGGATGGATCGAAGCACACCATCAAAACATTTGGTGAGGCGATGGACTCGGGCGACAAGGCCACAAACAAGGCCATGAGCGCGGCATACAAGTACGCAGCATTCCAGGCCTTCGCCATCCCAACAGAAGGCGATAACGACACCGAGAACCATACGCACGAAGTCCTGCCAAGCGAAGACCAGGCGTTTGAAGATGAGCATCTGGACAACCTTCGTGGCGCAGCAATGGAAGGCATTTCTGTTCTAGAGGCAGAGTTCAAGAAGATCCCGGTGTCTGCAGCTAAAGCTAGGTTCTGGACTCGCAACCAGAAGAGCCTGAAAGACGCAGCAATGAAAGGAGCCGCAAAGTGAAAATCAAAGAAGCTCGTGAGCTTGAGCGCGAATACAACGAAACCGTAGAGCGTGGTCGTAAGTTGTGGGAAGAAATAACCCCGATGGCCGATAGATGCAACGAGATTCTTAAAACTTTGCGCGATGCCAAAGTTGGATTTGACGAAATAGCATTGATTTTTGGATCAGAGTTGCAAATTGATGTTGCTGGAAAAGACGAGGATGAAGCGTAATGGAACAACGCACACCAGAGTGGTTCGCTCAACGGGCCGGGAAGGTCACCGCTTCCTCTGTTTATAAGGTCATGGCAAAGACCAAGACTGGTTATTCAGCAGATCGGGAGAACTACCAGGCCCAACTGGTCGTGGAGAGGATGACCGGCCAGCCTGCCAAGACTTACTCCAACGCAGCGATGGAGTGGGGGGTAGAACAAGAAGCCAACGCCAGAGCCGCATACGAGGCCCAGACGGGGAATCTGGTGGAGGAGGTTGGGTTTATTCCTCACCCCTCGATTGAGATGTGTGGGGCCAGCCCAGACGGGATCGTTGGCGAGGGACTCATCGAGATCAAGTGCCCTGAAACCGCAACGATGATTGAGATGCAGCTCAACCGAAAAATCCCAGATAAGTACCTGAAGCAGATGCAACTTCAGATGCGCTGCACGGATAAGAAGTGGTGCGACTTCGTGTGTTTCGACCCGAGGATGCCGCAAAGACTTCAGCTCCTAATCATTCGCGTTGAGCGAGATGAGAAGCTGATTGGGGAGATGGAAGCCGAGATCGTTAAGTTCCTGGCCGAAGTCGATGAGAAAGTGAAAAAACTGGAAGCAATATGAGCAAAGTTCTGTACGAAGTCACCGCCATCGTGGGCACCTACACCAACAAAGACGGCGAAGAAAAGAAGCGTTACCTCCGCATCGGGTCGGTCATTGATACGAAAAACGGTCCTATGCTGAAGCTGGACTGCTCTCCCTTCAAGGAAGGCGGTTGGGACGGATGGGCCTACATGAACGCCCCTCGTGATGACCGCAAGGGTAAATCCGAGGATGTTCCCTTCTAAGCTGCCTTATTATCCGTAATTAAACGAATGGAGCCAATGATGAACGGAGCACACAGAAAAGATGATCCAGAGACCTCGAAAGAGGCTTCTAAACTGGACATCAGCTACTTAGAGGCAAGGGTCTATGAGCTGGTGAAGTTCAGGCCCTCGACAGCAGAGGAGATCGCATTCGCTCTGGATCGGTCTCTTCAATCCATCACTCCCAGGATCGCACCACTCAGGCGCAAGGGTTACATCTTTGACTCTGGCATCACGCGAGGTGGTCTATCCGGATAGTCTGGGCAGCATCCGACAAGATTGTTCCCGAGCCGGTGCGGTCCAAAAAATTGGACGAAAAGGAGATCCTCCGAATCGCCAGTCGGCACACCAAGTATATGACCGGCAAAACGGCTTGGGCGATGGATGTGGTGTCTCTCATTAGAGAGTTGGAGGCAAGATGGAACATCAAGTGAAAAAGACGATGCCGCGCATCCCGGTGGGGCATCCAGATTTCAAATGGACTTCGGGGGCCGATGTTCAGGCCACCTGGAAGAGGTATGGATGGGTTCCTCCAAGCGAGGGAAAGCCATTGTTTGAAGAGAAGAAAGAACCCAAGTGGGCCGGGAGAACGAAGTGATCTCTCACAAGCAAGCCCAGATGCTCTCCATGTTTGAGAAGGGATGGGGATTTAAGTTGTTCAACGACCGGCCTGGCTCATGGTGCACCTACTGGTCGCTCGTTCGCAGGAAGTTAATCTGCGATCGAAAGACAGTCACCCACGCGGGAAAGCCAGTTTGCATCCCAAAACTGAGCGAGATGGGCAAGAAAGAATTACTGAAGCATCGAAAGAAACTATGTACCGCAACCTAGAAATTGAGATCCTGCGATGGGCTGAGGCCCGTCAGATCATCCCCAACTCCTCTACAGAGAAGCAACTCCTCAAGTGCGTAGAGGAACTCGGAGAGCTTGTGGGGGCCACTCTGAAAGGAAACAGGGAGGCCCAGATTGATGGCTTTGGAGATGTCCTGGTGACCTTGATCCTGGCGGCTGACCTGGCGGGGTTGGATCTTGTCTCATGCCTGCAGAGGGCTTATGAGGAGATCAAAGACCGCAAGGGGACGCTGACCAAAGAAGGCATCTTTGTGAGGGAAGAATGAAGCTTGGCGAATGGTTTGTCACTCTGTGGGCGATGTGCTTTCTGGCGGTGATTTTTCTGGGGCCATTCGTCACCCTAGGGCTGATGATTAAATTTCTCCTCCAATGAAAGCACTCGTCCTGGCTCATGCCTATCTGATGGGGGCAACCATTCGCACCCCTAAAGAGAACCGATCTCCAACAAAAGAAGAAGTCTTAAAAGCAATCCGTGAAGAACTCAATCAGCAGACAACAAATCGTAAACCTGCTCATCGAGCTTGGACCCATGACCATGCGAGAGATCGCAGACCAACTGAAGATTGATCTGGACCGCATTAGGAGCTTTGTAGGCTCCACACGCCAAAAGAAACCAGGCGTGATATACATCCAGTCCTACCGCAGAGATGAAGAGCTTGGGAGGCTCTACCCAAGGGCTGTGTGGGCCGCAGGAAACCTTCCAGATGCCAAGAGGCCTCCTAAGCTGGGGCACCCAGAATACAACCGCAGAGCGCGCAAGAAGCAGAAAAAAGCAGTGGCTTCGATCTTCCATCTTCATCTTAAGTACGAAAACAATCAGGCCAAACTCAACCTAAGCAAGACCTTCAATGCTCCCGAAGTACACATGGGATAGAGACAGGGAACTCTGTAAGAAATGCGCTCACTACAGACCCATCGAAGACAACCCTAAATACAACTCGGGAGTCATCGTGATGTGCTGTGACGCAAACCCCGCCAGGGGCAGGAGAGGTATAGGGAGTTGTATTGACAACCGCACCAGAGGCCCTTGTGGGCCTTTGGGGTCGATGTTCAAGCCTAGTTCGTTCGCCGGTCTTTGATCTTTTCCAAGATCCGCATGGCCTCGTCCTCAGAGACTGGCATTGCCTCGTTGAAAAGCTCCCCGTTGTCGGCCAGGTTCATGAGCTGAAGAATCAACTCCTCTAGCTCCTCCTGAGTTCCCTCAAACTCATCAAAACACCCAGGAGCGAACTCAATCGTGTATTTAGTCGGCATACAGCTTCCCCCGGAAATAAGCATTGCCATCGTCTCTCACGGCGCAGAACTCAGGATGGAGAAGAACGCCGTTCCTCCAGGTCAGAACCGCAAACCCTGACTGCCAATTTAACCCAGGCTTTCCGAGGCGATAGTCAAACTCCTTCTGGTCATCATCGGCCAGCATCCCTGTTTTGATGCCGTAATGAGTCCCCTTAAATCCTCTATGTGCTTTCGTGCCTAGCTCATGGGTATGGCCGGTCACTGTATGACAGCCTCCCTTTAATACATCGTTCCAGCCAGAATGGATTCCAGCATGCCAGTCGTGCAGGATCACCATGTCATCGTTGACATCAATCCGATCTGAGTCGGACCACTTCGGAAGATGGTCTCTGAGGGTAAACCCTCCTATGCCTTCGTACTCAGGTACTTGAGCGGAGAGGCGAGACTCAAACCGAGCGCAGTGGTTTCCATAAGTTCTGAACAGATGAGTCCCAGGCTGGATGGCCTGCTCAATGTCTGTTGTCCTTTGAATCACTGCATCAAGTTCTTCCTTGACGCTAGGAGGCTTCTTCCAGCGGATTCGAGGATGTCTGCTGATTGATCCACCGTCCAAAATATCCCCGTTTAGGACGACAGCCTTGACCTCAGAGCCAAGATCGACAATGAGGTTACACAGGGCTTTATGGGCCATCGGGATCACTTCTGGGGTGTAGTGAGCATCAGAACCAACTAAGACAACCCCATCGTGGATCTCAAGCCGGTTCACATCCCGGCGAGCGGACATAATCGCTCGCGTGATGGCGGGGTCGTGCTTGACGGCCTTTGGACTGTTTGAGACCAAAGCAACCCCGTATCGAGCCTCAATTGCATCCCGCCGAGCGTAGATGCCGCGAATACTAAGCCCTAGCTGCTCGGACATCCGAGCGGGTGAGCCGCCTGCAGCGTACCATGCGGATATAAAAGCCTCATCCCTCTTTTTGCTCGGGTGCCCCATGTAAAACTCCGTACAAGACTGTTTCAAGGACATTGATGACCGAATGCTCAACAGCATCAAGATTCGGTTCTGCGCCCCGGTCTTGTGCGGCAGCGATCAATTCGTGGAGGAAAACATGGAGCACTTCGTGGAGTGCTGTCTGTGAGAGGGTTTTATCGTTTATCGGCGTTGCGCCGAAATCCCCCAAGCGGTAAGTCGCCAGCTTTGCATCATCGTTGAACTCGATGGATGCCATCGCGTCTTTGGCCTGTTTATGGCCTGGCTCTATTCGCCATCGATGCAGGCCAAGAAGATCCTGCCATTGCTTGACGAAATCATCAAACTGCTCTGCCTGAACTACGGTAGGAACATTTTGATGTTTCGCCATACTCTATAGGCTTGAGAGGAAAAGCTCTCTTTCTGCCTTCCTGCGTTTAACGAGTCCCGGTAATACTTTCCCGCCGCCCTTCGTCCAGTCCATCAGGTGATCGGCAGCAGCCTCCCACTCTCCTCGGTTCGCCTTGATGCGAATCTGAGAGCGTTGGAGGTTCCCTAGCCCGGCGTTGTAAGCAAAAGAGACAAGAGCGTCGAATGCGCCTTGATGCTCAGTAACACCGGGAATAAGCCGAAGAACACCGCGCTCAAAAGTGCCGATGTCATCTCGGAATAAATCTTCCACTTCTTGCTTGGACCACATACGGGAATCCTCAGCCCTGAGCGGATAGTCGCCCCTGAGTTGACCGTTATAGCCTTCTTTTCTGACAACAGGAAGTCGGATTTGGTCTTGGTAGAGAACATGGCCGTACCCAATCGTCCAGATCGTTGCAGGGCACAAATAAGGCTTGAGTCGGCACCCCTCGAAGTGGTGCATCAACTCAATTCCTCTGTCCGAGGTCTTCACTTCTTATTGAATCCGCGAGATCCGAACCAGTACGAAATGATCCCAGAAAGCAGAACCATCTCTTCCTCGCTGAAAATAATCTCAGTGACTCGGAGGAAGTCCTCCAGGCTTCGGATGATGTTGGGGTCTGTGAATGCGTAGTAAGTAATCGCCGCATTGATCGCCAGAAGCTCAAACACAAAGATGTAGGTGATCGTAGGCCTTACAGACCCGATGTAGTTCACCATCCACCGAGAGGCTTTATCAATGATCTTCTTGTCGTGGTCCAGAGCCGCCTGGGTCATCTGGGCCTCAGTCTGCATTGCCACTTGCTCGGTGCGGATCTCCTCAATCCGCTGTTGAGCAGCAAAGCCCTGAGCGGCCATTTGAAGATCACGCTCGGCAGAGATCTTCGCCAGATCGCGCTCGTGAGCCTGGTCCGCTTTGGCTTGGAAGAACTCTAAGAGCTTCGGAAGGCCAGAGATTAAAAGACCGCCAAGGGTAGAGATAAGACTTAGCATCAGATCACCATCGCGTAAATGAACAGACCCATTCCAACCCCTCCAACAGCGATAGACGCATACAGGAGGGGCATCATCACTGCAAGAATGGCGGCAGAAGATAGGACGATTGACAGCTGGAGCGCCATACCCGCATACGAGAAGAATGGTGACCGGGATTTCGCGGCATCACGAGCAGCTTCTGCAGACCGAGCCTTCTCAGATATTTCCTCCATGTCGGCTCTTTGCTTTTCTGCTTTGTCTTCACGGCCAGAGGTCTCATAGATGGTCGCCCGTACATTCTTGGCTTGGAACCAGGCCCAGTAGTTATTCGCAGCGATGGTCCCGTTCAGAACCTTGCTCGAGTTGCTAGACCCGTACATCCCGTTTATCGCCAACAGAAGCGCAAAGATGGAGATGGTCAGAGCAGCCCACTGTTTGACATAGGCCTCTCTCTCGGACCTTGAAGCAGTAGGGGAGGGCTTTAGAACCCACATTCACGGGTCTCCTTGCAGTGTCCATATCCAAGGTAAGCCATGTATCCCATGCCTCCTAGAGCAGCCAGGATCAGGACAACACCTATCCCAGTCTCTACGGCTTGAGCAATGGCCTTCCTGCGCCTCTCGGCGGCTTCCTTTTCTTTCCGGGCGTTGTGAGCGTCATCCCGGTTCATCTGGGCCACACGGATTTGGATGTTCTGCCAGACATCAGCATTTCCGCTTTGGAAGAAAAGCATCTTCAGCTCTTCCTCAAAAGCCTTCTGCGACATCAACTCCATCTCGGCCTGGACCGCAGCTCCCATGTTGGAGCCGCCCTTCTTCTTTGCGTGATTGACCGCCTTCGTGCATTCGTGTTTTGCATCGAAGTATTTCCCCAAAAGGGGACCAAGAGACCGCACATCATCAACGGTCTTGGAGGCTTTCTTGATGAGGTTGACGGCTGACGATACAGCCGCCAGCGCGGTCAACGGATCAATCACAGCTTTAACGCCACCGTTAGAAGAAGAATGATGATCGCGCCTGCGCTCCCTATGAGGATCTGCTCCAGGCGTTTAAGCCGAGCATTGATCCCTGCATAGCGTTCCGCGCAGACAGCCTCGTGT